AGAATATCTGCGGACAGCATAAGGACGCAAACGAGGCACTTACAGCGGACAGGCGAGCATTTACTGCAGCTGTGCACAGAGCAGAGAGAAAATGCAGCAAGCCAGACAATGTATTTGACTACTTGAGCACTAGCTTTGTATCAGAGGCAAAAAAGCTGCTGGCACAGGCGAACAGAAAGACAGGCTTTGAAAATTTAGACAAAGAGGCTGGCAGCATTTATGCTGGGCTGTATGTTGTTGGCGGTATTTCATCCGTAGGAAAGACAACCTTTATTTCACAGCTGGCAGACCAAATGGCAGCTGCTGGAGAGCATGTGTTATTTTTCAGCATGGAGCAGAGCCGCCTTGAAATGGTAAGCAAGAGCCTTGCCAGAGCCACAGCAAAGCTGGACATGCCCACAGCTCTTACCAGTCTGCAGATAAGGACAGGACATGAGAACAACACTCTTTTACAGGCTGTGAGAGATTATCAACAGGCAGTAGGCGACCACATAAGTGTAATTGAGGGCAACCTTGACAGCACTGTGTCATACATCAAGGACTGCACACAGCGATACATTGAGCAGAATTCTGTTAAGCCTATTGTCATAGTAGATTATCTGCAAGTTATGAGACCAGAGAAAGACCCAGAGACAGGCAGAAAGCCCACAGACCCAAAACAAGTGACGGACTACAACATTACACAGCTTAAGCGAATGAGCAGAGCTCTTGAAATTCCTGTGTTTGTTGTTAGCAGTGTAAACCGCAGTAATTATCTCATGCCGATAGACTTTGAAAGTTTCAAAGAGAGTGGCGGCATTGAGTACACCGCAGATGTTGTCTGGGGTTTGCAGCTGGCAGTTATGAATGATGAAATATTCAGCAAGGAAAGCAAACTAAAAGAGAAACGAGAGAAAGTGGCAGAGGCAAAGGAAAGCATACCCAGAGACATAGAGCTTGTGTGCTTAAAAAATCGCTATGGTAAGAGCAGATACACAGTGCAGTTTACCTATTACCCACAGTTTGACTACTTCACACCAGCAGAGAAAGAGAACACAGGCAGAGTAGACCTGGCAGCATACACCAGAGTTTGACGCATAACGGCAGAACATAACCCAGTAAGAGTGACACACTTTTGCTGGGTTTTCTTTTCACTGCAAGTGCGCACTTATATGTGGGCACAGCCCACAGTCATAAGTGCTTAATCTGGGGTTTGAGGGGTACACCCCACAAAGACACTTTGCATTGTGTGCGCACAAATGCGTTGCTTGCTAAAACATGAGACCGTATTTCACGGACGGACACACAGAGAGGCAGTACAGCAGTGCTGCCTTTTTGCATGCGTACCATTAAAAGGACAGAGCCAGCTTTAAGAGAGTGAGCAGCTGGGCTGTGAATTCTGCCTCTAATTGAAATTACATGTATACATTCAATTAGAATTCAACAAACAAATGTATTGTACACATGTTGTGTAACCAACACCAAAACAGTATAATGTTTACAGTACACATCATACACACTCAATGTATAGAACACAGAGAGGAGACAACATGGCAATGACAGGCGAGGCAAAGAGAGCCAGAGCAGCTTACTTGAGACAGTGGAGAAAGAGAAACCCTGGCAAGCAGAAAGAGTACGACCAGAGAAAGTGGGAAAACAAAGCTGCAGCTATTAAGGCAGAGAAAGAGGCAGCGGCAGCAGCTGCAGAGGCTGGAGCATGAGTTATTACATTACATGCCCAGACTGTGGCTGCAATTTAGACCCTGGCGAAAAGTGCGACTGCCAGAGCCAGAGACAGCATGAGAGTGTTCGTAACGGAACAGCAAGCAACGTATTTGTATATACAAATACAAATTCTGGGAACATCCCAGACCCTGTAAAGAGGACTGCATGACATGGCAAGAGCAGCGGACTTGAAAGACGATTTAATCATAGCAGCACTGCTGGAGCAGCGGACAGTGACAGCCGCAAGTGCTCAATGTGGAGTGAGCACAAATGTGATTTATCGCAAATTGAAAAGCCCAGCTTTTAGCAAGAAATATGCTGCTGCCAGCAGAGCCTTGCTCAAAAAGCACACAGCACAGCTGCAGTGTTTTGCTGGAGAGGCAATAGAGACCCTGGCAGAGGTTATGAGAGACAAAGACAACCCACCGCAAACCAGAGTAAATGCAGCTGCAGAAATTCTGCGCAGCTGTGGCAAGTTTACAGAGACTGTGGACTTAATCGGAGAAATTGAGGAACTGGAGAACATGCAGCTATGAGCACAGCACTTAAAAACAGAATAGCTGCATTGAAAGCAGACAGACAGAAACGAGCAGAGAGCAGAGAGCTTGTGGCTAATATCTGTGTTACACAGCACATAGCACCAGCTTATTTGTCTTTGCATGAGGATATACAGAGCCATGCACACAAGTATTACAACCTACCAGGCGGCAGAGGCAGTGGAAAGAGCAGCACTGTGTCTCTTGAAATTGTGGACGGCATAAGCAAGGACAGCACAGGCATGAGCAATGCCATTATTTTTCGCAGAACAGCCGCCACAATGCGTGAGAGTGTGTACAGCCAGATTATGTGGGCAATAGATACACTGGGGCTTTCTGGGCTGTGGCGAGGCAGCATAAGCCCTATGTGCTTTACATACATTCCGACTGGCGCACAGATTATCTTTCGAGGACTGGACGACAGCACCAAATTGAAATCAATTAAGCCAAAGAGAGGCACTTTCAAATATGTGTGGTTTGAGGAATTCTCGGAGCTGCCAGGTGAGAACTTCACAAGGTCTGTAATGCAGTCTGTAATGAGAGGCGGCAGCGACTTTGTTGTTTTCCGTACATTCAACCCACCATTAAGCAAGAACAACTGGGCAAATGTATTTGTGTCGCAGTATGACCCCAGAGCACTTACCATGCGGACAACATACCAGGACATGCCGCAAGAGTGGCTGGGCGAGGACTTCATATATGAGGCAGAGAGACTGAAAGAGGTAAACCCCAGAGCTTATGAGCATGAGTATTTAGGCGAGGCTATAGGCAGTGGCGGAGAGGTATTTCCAAACATTACAGTGCGAGAGATACCAGACAGCGAGGCAGAGCAGCTGCAGTACATTTACTGTGGCATTGACTTTGGCTTTGCTGTAGACCCTGTATGCTTTCTGCGTGTGGCTTATGACAAAAAGACAGACACTATATTTTTACTGGATGAAATATACCAGCGACACATGAGCAACAAACAGCTGGCAGAGGAAATAAAAGCCAGAGGCTATGACAAGAGCACCAGCCCAGCTTATGTGTCTTACTTTGGCAGCGGACATGTGGAGACACCCAGACAGCAAATATGCGCAGACTGTGCAGAGCCAAAGAGCATAAATGACTTGCAAGGCGAGGGCTTGAAAGTGTACGGCTGCAAGAAATTTCCTGGCTGTGTCGAATATCGCATTAAATGGCTGCAGAACAGGCACATTGTAATTGACCCAAAGAGGACACCAAATGCACACAAAGAGTTTATCTCTTATGAGTACATGACAACCAAAGACGGAGAATTTTTGGCGGATGTGCCAGACAAAGACAACCACGCAATAGACAGCTGTGCTTATGCACTGGACAGGCTTATTTACGACAGAAAGATAACAGCATAAGAAAGGAGAGAGCAGAGACATGGCATATTTGATTATTCACTGCGAGACATGCGGCAGAAAGTGGGAAGTGTACCACAGAGGCGACATTTACAGCAGAGACCAGCGGACATGCCCACACTGTGGCGAAAAAATACAGCAGCAGACCTGGGACAAATTTATCATACCAGCACTGGGGCAAGCGATAGACGCAAACACAGAGCTTATGAAAGACCACACAGGCATGCACACTGGCTTATTTTCTGTGGATGTAATAGCAGACCATTTATATGCGAACAGAAACCAGCATATTGATTGCCCTATTAAGGACATGCTGGAGCAAATTTCTACTTAAGTGTATTCAAATAATTTCAATTAGAAAGGTGAGAGAGCATGGAGCAATACAACGAGACAGAGTGGCAGACAGACCCAAAGACTGGACGCAGATACAAGAGAGTTGGCAACTGCATTGAGTATGAAATGGAAATCCACACAAATGGAGCAGTAATACCAGCCAGCCAGCTTGAGGAATACAACAGACGCAACAGAGAGGCTGCAGAGAGACAGCGGAAAGAGGCAGCAGCTGCTATGAGGCAAGAGCCACACAAGAGCTGCCCTTTTAAGGACGGCTTGAACACATCCTGTAAGAGTGACTGTGCATTTTACAGAGCAGAGGACGGCTGCAGACTGGCGGCACATCCTGGCACACCCACAGAGGGCAAGAAATGCCCTTTTAACAACAAAGTATGCAATGGCACATGTGCAATGTATAAGAACGGCTGCACACTGCCAGCAGTATAAATTTCAATACGAAAGGACGAAAATATTATGTCAAAGTACAAAATTTACGGACAGAGAGCAGACGAGCTGGCAAGAGCAGCTTTCAAGAAAGTTACAGACACAGCAGCTGCACTGGAGAAAGCAGAGAACCAGGCGAGAGTTTACCCACAGCGCAGTGGCATGGTAGACGCAAACTACGCAGCAAAGAGTGCCAGAGCACAGGCAGACCTTTTAGAGGCAAAGCAAGCGCATGAACAGGCAAAGCGAGAACTGCAGAACATTGACAGGGAACTTGCCAACATAAGAGCAGAGCTTGAGAGAGAGCTTGCCAAAGACAATAGGGCAGACCCAGACGCAGTGGACGCAGCCACAATGGACTTGCTCAAGAGTGGAATTCTCAACACAGAGGACTACATAGGACTGATTGAAAGACACAGCGGCAACAGGACAATGCAGAGACTTATAAAAGGCTATGCCATGACTGCTGCAGACAACATGAGCAACACACAGGACAGGCAGAGGCTTAAGGCACTTGCAATGAGCATGAACACAGACAGCGACACACTGCACAATTTTGATGTTATCGCAGAGGTATGCCACAGAGCTGCAAACAACACAGGCATGATACAGCACTATGACAGCCTCACAGCAGAGGCATTGCAGAACCTTTAACAAGTAAGGCAGTACGGCTGCCATAGCTGCCTTGCTTGAGCAGTGAGCATACACTGTGCCATGCTTGCTGCTGGAGTGCCAGGAGTTATCTTCTTTGTACTGGCGCAAGTATAGGCTTATACGGAAAGAGCGACAGCGAGTGTACATAGCTGCCGCTTTTTTCTATGCGTTAAACACATGACACAGTTTGACAAATAACAACAACATTTATACAATTAAGCTGTACCATTACCAAAACCAAAAACCACAGTGCAAAGAGAGGTAATAATTATGTACAGCACAGCAGTATTACGAGAGCCAGTAAAGGTAATGACTTTGACAGCACCACAGCAGAGCTTTTCTGCTGCTCTGTTTGATGAATTCATAGACTACACAGACAGAAAAGAAACGACTGTAAAAGGCTATATTTCATGTATCAGACAGTTTGCTGCATGGATGAATGAGCAAGGCATTACAGAGCCCACCAGAGACGATATAAAGGCATACAGAGACCACTTGAGCAGCAGCGGACTGGCAACAGGAACACAGACCCAGTATTTGAGAGCTGTTAAGCATTTCTTTAAGTGGACAGCTGCAGAGAGCCTTTACCCAAACATTGCAGACAACATACATGGAGCAAAAGTGCGCCACGACATACACAAGAAAGACGCACTGCAACGTGAGGATGTGTCACGCATAGCAGCAACCATAGACAGGACAACAGAGCAAGGCAAGAGGCTGTATGCCATGTATGTACTGTGTGTAGTGTGTGGCTTGCGCACAATCGAACTGAACAGAGCCAACATTGAGGACTTGAAAACCACAGGCGGCAGAACATTTCTCTATGTACAGGGCAAGGGGCATGATGATAAAGACGCACCTGTGTTGCTCATAAGTGAAGTGTGCGAGGCTGTGAGAGATTATCTGCAGAGCAGAACAGACAGACCCACAGGAAAGAGCCCACTTTTTGTGAGCACTGGCAACCGCAGCAAGGGCAAGCGCATTGCCACAACAACCATAAGCACAATGCTTAAGAAAATGCTCATAAATGCTGGCTATGACAGCGACAGGCTAACAGCACACAGTCTGCGACACACCAGCGGAACTGGAGCACATAAGGCTGGGCTTGACCTTTACAGTGTGCAGCATTTAATGAGGCACTGTGACCCAGCTACCAGCGAGATATATATACATGATGACAACCACGCAGAGGCAGAACAGAGAGGCAGACAGGGCATTTATGATTATTACTTCAACCAGGCAGACCTTACACCAGTGCTGCCAGAGCTGGAGCGAGAGCTTATGCAAATGAGCGAGGATGAACAGAGAGAAATTCTGGAGCAGATAAAGCAGAGAAAGGAGAGCAGACAGCATGAGTGACTTTGACAGACCCTTTTACACACCAGACCAGGCAGCAGAGGCACTGCAAGTGCATGTAAATACCATTTACAGGTTATTGCGACAGAAACGCATTACTTATTATCGAGTAGGCGCACAGCACCGCATTGCAGCTGCAGAGCTGGAGCGACTGAAAGTAGAGAGAGAAAAATAACAGCCTACTTAAAATTATGTGCATACACTTAAGTAGAGAAAGGACAGAAAAAACATGGTAATTACAGTGGCAAACCAGAAAGGCGGACAGTGCAAGAGTACAACCGCACAGGCTATTGTTTCTGGAGCAACAGCAAGAGGCATAAAAGCACTTGCCATTGACCTTGACCCACAGGCTAACCTTACATTTAGCATGAACGGCAACCAGAATTCTGCTGGCAGCTATGAGTTAATCACTGGCAAGGCTGCAGCTGCAGACATAGTACAGCATACAGAACAGGGAGACCTCATAGCAGCAAGCACAGCCCTGGCAAGTGCAGACACTTTGCTTACTGGCAATGCTCGCATAATGGCACTGCATGAGGGAATAAAGGCAATTAAGAGAAAGTACAAACTTGTGGTAATTGATACACCGCCAACACTGGGCACTATGATGTTAAATGCACTGGCTGCCAGTGACAGTGTAATAATTCCAATTACTGCAGACATATGGAGCTTGCAAGGCATTTACATGCTGGCAGATACCATAAGACATACCCAGAAAGAGCACAACAAAAAGTTAGACATAGCTGGAGTGCTTTTCACAAAGCACAGCACCAGAACAGTGCTGGAGCGAGAGCTGGCGGATGTTATCAAGAGCAAGTGCAGAGAGCTGCAAATACCAGTCTTTAAGACCTTTATACGCAGCGGAGTGGCAGTGCGTGAGGCGCAGCTGCAGCGAGAGAGCATATTTACATATGCACCAAAGAGCAACCCAGCCCAGGACTACAGCAAATTACTGGATGAATTGAAAATCAAATAAACCAAAGGAAAGAGGTATTTATCATGGCAAAGAAAAACATTAAGGCAGCTGCAGAGACAGGCGCAAGCACACTGTACAACACTATTGTACATGGCACACAAGACACACCAGACACACAGAGTGTACAAAGTGTACAGTACACAGCGGACACACCCAAAGAGTACTGGAGACTTAATCTGCGACTGCCTATTGAATTCAAAGACTATATACAGGCACAGGCTTACAGGCAGAGCAACGAAAAGCATACTGTGTCTGCGACAGAGTATCTGTGCAACCTCATAAGAGAGGACATGGAGAAAAACGGCAGAAAGTGAGGCTGCAATGAACATAGACAGAGTACTTACACTGGATGAAATACAGCTCTTAATTGAGGACGCACACGCAGCACCGATAAAAGAGAACGGCACAAGCGACATGTGGGACATGCTGCCCAGAATTCCATATGATAAATTACCAGCGGAATTAAAGGCAGAGGCAGACAAAATCACTGTAGAGGTTGCAAAGAGGTTTTTATTTGAGTGTTACCCTGTGGGACACTTTGACAGCATAGCTGCAGAGCCGTCATTCAATGAAAAGATAGAGCAAGCACTGCACAGCGCAAATTATCTTGTGGAAAGCACAGACCTTACACCGCCAGAGATAACAGGCATTGAGGCTGTGGACAGAGCCAACTATGAGGACTGGAAACCAGTTTCACTCATAGGCAGTGACTTTGTAGAGGCATGGGAAAAACTCACACAGGATGTAGGCGGCAGCAAGAAACTTGCTGTTAAACCATCCAAAAACTTGCCCAACATATATGCGAGCATAAGTAAAAAGCTCGATTTACCTATGGATAAAGGCAATCGTGAGTTTTGGGACTTAATGGAGAGCACAAACGGACAGTATAAAATCGGAGCAGTGACCCTGGCAAACA